TATTAGAAACTAAAGAAACATTTGACGAGCTAGATCATGGATCAGACACCGAAAAAAAGTAAAGCGGGACGAAAGAAGATTATTCTTAATTCAGAACACGCAATGAAGATACAACAGTTAGCTTCAACGGGCTTAGGAATCATGGATATCTGCCGTGCTTTAGACATTTCATGGGATGTTTTTAATAGAGAAAAGAAACATAATAAGGAAATATCGGAAGCATTAAAAAAGGGACAAAGTTTAGGCCTCGCAAAAGTGACCTCAGCTTTATTCCAAAATGCAACGAAAGGAAATACTGTGGCGCAGATCTTTTATTTAAAGAATCGTTCGCCCGACGATTGGAATGACAGGACGAGTACCGAGATCAATATTAATTTAAAAGAAGTTTTAGACGACGCTAATAAGAGGTTGTCTCAACATAAAAACAACAGCGAAATAATAGAAGGTGAAAGCCTTGAGTTATCTAAGCTGAAAGCACCGGAGCATCTTCCTAACAAGAAGATTAAAAAAGATTATGATTAAGTTTCATACATTGAACTTCTCTCCATCCACTATCAATGTCTTAATCAGAAAGAGCGGGGGGTTTCGATCTCCTCAGACCCCCCCCTCGATTTCTTTCGGCCCGGCCTTTTTTTTGCTACTACCTAACAAATTTTTTTTCACTTTCTCAAGACTTGCTTTAATAGTCTTACTATTGACGGGGATATCAATATGAAAACTGCCTCAGCTAAACAAAAGGGCCGTATATTACAGCAGTGGGTCACTAAGCTATTAATATCAATACTTGGCTTAAACCCGGAAGATCTAGAGTCTAGGCCAATGGGTTCACAAGGCGAGGACGTAATTATGGGATCTGAAAGTCGTGCAAAATTCCCTTATTCTATTGAATGTAAAAACCAAGAAGCCGTCAATGTTTGGAAATCATTCGAGCAGTGCCAAATTAATAGCGGTAAATATGAGCCACTTTTAATTATTAAGCGCAACCGGTCTAAGCCTCTGGCAGTTATGGACGCAGATCATTTTGTTAAATTAATAGGCAAATTAAATGAAATACAATCCTAAACAGGAAAAAGAATTAATGGCCACTATCTGGTCGCCAGAGATAAAAGCTAGTCCGCTTAAATTTGTAAACTATATATTTGAGTGGGAGAAAGACGGAACCCCCCTTGAGACTTTTAAAGGGCCTAGAAAATGGCAGAAAAAAATTTTACTAGAATTAGAAACCCATATTGCTAGAAATAATGGTGAAGTACACCCGGATATGTTTCGTCAAGCGATTGCGTCCGGGCGAGGCATAGGCAAGTCCGCTTTAGTGTCGTGGTTAGTATTATGGATGTTAAGTACCCGTCTAGGTAGTACAACTATTGTTACTGCAAACACCGAGCAACAGCTAAGATCTAGAACTTGGGCCGAGCTAGGCAAGTGGCTAACCCTATCAATTAATAATCATTGGTTCGTAAAAACTGCAACAACTATCCGTCCCGCAGCATGGTTTGAAAACTCGCTAAAAAATGACCTAAAAATTGACACGGGTTATTATTACGCACAAGCGCAGTTATGGTCGGAAGAGTCGCCAGATGCGTTTGCGGGGGTGCATAGTAGCTACGGCATTATGCTCATAATGGACGAGGCTTCGGGTATTCCCGCAAGTATCTATTCAGTTAGTGACGGTTTCTTTACCGAGCCAACAGCCGACAGATTTTGGTGTACATTCTCCAATCCAAGACGAAACTCCGGCCCATTTTACGAGAGCTTTCATTCTGCGAGGTCGTTTTGGAAGACCGAGCAGATTGACTCACGCACAGTAGAGGGTACAGACCAGAAATTATTTGCGACTTTATTAGAGCAGTACGGATCTGAAAGTAGTGTGGCCCGTGTGGAAGTGATGGGCGAATTTCCTCGTGCGGATGATGACACAGTTATAGGCATGGATATTATTAAAGCAGCAATCAATCGTGATGTAGCATTGCAATCTAGTAATCCTATTATTTGGGGTCTAGATGTTGCACGACAGGGAGCAGATAAGTCAGCGCTATGCGTTCGACAGGGTAATCATGTTCTCGAAATTCAAACTTATAATCAAATGGATCTAATGCAATTATGCGGTGCAATTAAAAACAAATACGATGATGAACAAATTAATGCTCGTCCTCAAGAAATTTTAATTGACGTTATTGGAATAGGTGCGGGTGTGGTCGATAGACTATCTGAACAAAATTTACCAGTTAGAGGTGTAAATGTTTCAGAGTCTCCATCCACTAAAACTAATTATCTAAATTTAAGGGCCGAGTTATGGTTCTTGATTAGAGACTGGTTGGCGGGGCGTGATGTCCGGATTCCCGATGATGATGGTCTAGTGGCAGAACTGTCCTCGCCAATCTACAAATATACTTCGACCGGTAAAATAAAAATAGAGTCGAAAGAGGATATGCGTAAAAGAGGAATTAAGTCGCCAGACAAAGCAGATGCACTAGCTCTTACAATGGCAAGTGTTGGCGCTTCATTCTCCGGAAACAAGGATGCGTTTATGGGTTATAATTTTCGCAAACCCCTAAAATCAAAAATATATAGAGTAGGATAAATATGGATTACGACAACGAATACGAACAGCCCGAAGAGCAAGAAATAGACGAGCAAGAATTAAGCTCTGTCGTAAAGGCTGAAATGGACGACGCAAGAGATTTTATAGATCAAGTCGGTCAAGAAAGAGCAGAGAATACAGATTATTATTTAGGCGCTGCACCGGTAAGTGAAAGCGAACTACAGTCTGAATATATTTCAACAGATGTACGAGATAGCGTTTTATTTATGATGCCGTCTATTATGCGTACATTTTTTGGCAGCAAAAAGATTGTCGAATTTGTGCCTAATGGCCCGGAAGACATCAAGATTGCCGAGCAGCAAACTGATTATATTAATTATTTAATCACCCAAAAAAATCCGGGTTTTAGAGTTTTTTATAATGCTTTTAAAGACGCATTAATTAGAAAAGCGGGTTTTATAAAAGTTTATTATGACAATGGCTTAGATGTCACGCAGCACGATTACACTGGCTTAAACGCAGACCAACGTATGGCTTTGATGTCTGATATGGACGTGGAAGTTATAAAAGAAAAACAAGAAATGGTCATGAAGCAAGTACAAGATCCACAAACAGGCGAAATGATAGAGCAACAAACGCCTGGTACTTATGATATGAAGATTAGACGCATAAAGAAAAGAAATAAAGTCTGCATTGAAGCTGTACCACCAGAGGAAATTTTAATAAGCCGTGATGCTAGAGATATTGAAACCTCTCCTTATGTTGCACATCGCAGATTAATGACTTTGTCTGAATTGGTTAGCATGGGTTATGATTTAGAAGAGGTTGAAGAGTATGCCGGATCTGGAAATTACTTAGATCCAGAATCACAAAACGAAATACAAGCACGAAACCCTTTTAATGATGTCACCGGCCCAGACCGAGCCGACAAAAAAGAAGTTTATTATGTTGAACACTATTTATTTTATGATTTAGACAATGACGGCATAGATGAACGCATAAAAATTTGCACAGCCGGTGAGGGTTGTAATATTATTTATGTAGAGCCATGCGACGAGCTACCGATAGCTATGTTCTGTCCAGATCCAGAGCCACACACAGCCATTGGATCTTGCCCGGCTGATTATGTTAAGCCAATTCAAGCAGCTAAATCGCAAATTATGCGTGATACTCTTGATAGTTTAGGCCATGCAATCTTTCCAAGATATGCGGTCGTAGAGGGCCAAGTAAATTTAGAAGATCTAATGAACACCGATATAGGTCAGCCAATAAGACAGAGAGCGCCCGGCCAAATTCAGCCGTTAACGACACCTTTTGTCGGACAACAAGCATTTCCGGTTTTAAATTACCTAGATGAGGTCAAAGAAAATAGAACTGGCGTTAGTAAAGCCTCTATGGGCCTAAATGCAGATGCTTTACAATCAACAACTAAGTCTGCGGTAGCTTCAACAATGAGTGCATCGCAAGGACGTATTGAATTAATCTGCCGACACTTTGCTGAGACTGGATGAAAGCCATTATTTAAAATAGTAAATAATACAGTTATCAGAAACCAAAACGAGGCGGACGTATTTAGATTAAACAACGAGTTTATTCCGGTTGATCCTAGATTTTGGGACATCAATAAAGACTTACAAGTGAATGTGGCTATTAGTAAAAACAGCGACGAAGAAAAAGCGCAAGTTTTAACAATGCTAATGCAGAAACAAGAAACTTTAATCAGAGAATTAGGTCCGAATAATCCAGTAGTGACCGGCCAACAATACGCCAATGCTTTAAGTAAGTTTATAGAACTTGCCGGGTTTAAAGACGCACAACAATTTATTAATACTAAGGTTGAAACTCCACCAGAGCCACCACAAGAGCCACCGAAACCAGATGCTCAAGAAATGTTGGCAATGGCTGAGTCTGAGAAAGCTAAGGCGACTGCAAACAAAGCAATCGTTGACGCAGAAAATGATAGACTAAAAATATTTATGGACGACGACTTTAAACGAGATCAGGCACAAGCAGACGCAGTACTTAAGGTAATGGAAATGAATGCGAAATATGGGTCTGAACTAAACATGCGAGAAATAGATGATTATTTGGAAAGAGATAAGGAAGAAATTAGACAGCGACAAAAACTTAACGGAGGAAATGTTGCACCTAATGGAAATCCTAACCAAAACCCGCAGTAAAACGTTTCACATTGAGGCGGTTGCCGGTGATAGAATTTACGTAGGTACGGATATTAGAGCCGATTCATTGGTTGAGGCTGAAACTATTATGCGTCTAGTATTTCAAGATAAATTTGAACATGATAAAATAGAAATTCACTGTGTAAGTGAGGAATGGATTAACTAATGGGATATAAACCAAAAAAACCAAACAAGCCGAAGCCGAAAAAATGATCGAACAATTAATTGCACCGGCATCAAAAATTATTGGCAAGTTTGTAAAGGACAAAGATTTACAGGCTAAACTCGACCACGAAATAGCAACGTTATTTCACCAAGCTAATTTAGCACAGATAGAAATATTAAAAGAAGATGCAAAAAGTAAAAACTGGTTTCAAAATTCTTGGCGACCTTTTGTTGGTTGGACTTGCGGTGTCGCAATGGCCTATCACTTTATTATTCAGCCCCTACTGCTAACTATTTTAACTGCGACAGGATACGTCGTAGATCTGCCAGACTTTGAGTTTGCACAATTAAGCACAATCTTAATGGCTATGCTCGGAATGTCTGGGTTACGTAGCTTCGAAAAAACTAAAAACGTCCACGCAAAGTAATGTTCGGCTTTGGGAAATTAGATTGGTCTGATTATCCTAATTTTAGTGCTGATGAATTTGCTTGCAGTCATTGTGGCGAAAACAAAATAACAAAAGAATTACTAAATAAA